TCCAATTTCTTTCATCTACAAAATTGTAGACGTACTCATAATCTTTACTCATCTCTGCTACCCATTTAGGGCATTCTTTAATAAACTGTTTTGTATGTTTAAATAAATTTTCACTAGACAATAACCACACTACTCCGTAACCTTTTTCTTTTGAAGGTACAGAACCAAACATACCAATTACACCTTCTGATTTTGTTCCAATAATAGAATAAATTTTTCCTTGTTTGTGTGTAAATGGAATTACTAATGCCTCTAATGGTGATGCACCATCTGAAGCCATAATTTCTTGTCTGTCACCTTTTCTTATTTTAGGTGCTAACTCTAAAGCATCATTTAATTCTGCTTTTCTAACGTAGTTTTCTTTCATTAAATCCTTCTTGCTCTATTATGATAATATCCTTCAACCTCTGCACCTGCGATATACATAGGCAAGTGAGATGACGATTTAATATCTAATATAAATTCTGTGTTTTTACATTGTACTGGAACTCTTAATGTTCCTGTAGATATAGCAGGTTGTCCAATAATACTTGTTGCAGTTCCAATAACATAACCATTCATAATAGCAGTTGATATGCTTCTATTATTAGGAGTTACTTCTACTTGAAAATAACCACTGTTCTCAAAATTAAATGAGATGTTTCTTATTTGATATCTACCTGAAGTAACAGCAACTAATCCTCGCCCAGTATTTTCTCTTACATACTGAGTAGACATTCTATATTTACTTTCGTATGGCACACCAATGTATAACTGTGTGTGATTTCCAACAATAGTATATGTTGAACCTGAAGTATTTGTAGCGGCGTAGTTATTACCATTTGTTTTATCTACTGCTAACAGTCCAGTTTTTGCACCATAAGGTGATGTAAATGTAGTTAAATTTGTTCCACTTGAATATGAACCTGTAACTGAAGTTTTAAGGTCAAGATAAACTCCATGACCTATTGTTGTGTCTTTTAAATTTCTTAAATCAATTTTTAATAATTTAGTAGTAGTTCCTTCTGAAGCTAATACATAAATAAAACTTTCTAATGACATAGCACCAATAATTTTAACACCAGTAAATGTCCATTTAGACCAAGCGTTTTGTACTTTTTCTCCACCATCAAAGAAATACTTATAGATGTACATTGTGTTAGCGTATGTAGTAGACACTGTGCCACTATAAGGAGCTGTTTGACTGTCTGCTGTATCTGATGTTAAAAATATTAAATTATCTTCTGTAGTGTTACTTATAATTTGATAGCAATTTGTAGGAATTAAATTTCCTACTGATACAGTAATGTCCATACCATCATTTGTAAGTGTATCATCATCAGCAAAATACTCTCTTATTGCTGTACCTGAAGTTCTAGCTTGTGCAAAATATGCAAACTTACCTGCTGAAATTGGAGTTACGTTATCATCATGTTCAAATGAAGATACTTCATTAAGTATAGCTGAAGTAGGTGATATAGTTTCTCCTGAACTATCTAATTTGTATTGTGCTGTATCAGAAAATAACAATAAACTTTCATTAAATCCTACAGAGTTTTTAAGTGTATTAACTTGTGTACCTGAAGCCGCAATATCTATTGGGTCAGTATCTAAAACTTGTGTAGAAGTTGTTGCAAAAAAGTTAAAGAAAGAAGCATTTTCTGTAAATATTAAATTTTCTCCTGATAAAACACCTAGTCTATTTTTGTAAAAAGTTAAATTATTAATTTTTTTACCAACAAAAGTTGGATTAGGATTATTATAAATATCACCACATAATCTATCCGTCCAATTTAATTGTTGAAAAGTAAATGTGCCATTATTATTATTAATCAATGCGTGTGGCATTGTAGAATTATCTACACCAACAGACGTAGCAGGTGCTATAGTTTCATTCCATACCCCAGACTTTCCTGTAAACTTAACATAGTAATCAGATAAGGTATCACCTTCTTCACCAGTAATTTTTATAATAACACCAGTTTTTCCATAAAAAGGTAATTTACTAAAATCTTGTATTTCATCTCTAATAGCATACATAGCTGTATTACCTGAACCATCTGAAGTAGTTACAGTGTACGCCGCATTTCCATTTGTAGGTTTTCCATAGATAACACTATCAAAACTTTCAAATGTAAAATGAGATGTAAAACCAGAATAATTATTTAATCCTTGACTTGAAGAAACAGTTGCTCCTGTATCTGTTCTTACAACTTTAAAACCAATTCCATCAGCACTACTGTCCCAATGTGTACTTGATGTACCATACAAAAGAATATCTGTAATTTTGTTTGTATCTCTAAATTTACTATCAGTTGACGCATCATTACCACTAGGTAATTGAAAAATTACTTCCAATTCTTGTGCCATGTTAGGGTGTTTTAATGCAACTTTATATTCTCTACCATAGTTTGTAAGTTTGCAAACAATTAAAAATTCTTCTACTTTAGCCGCAGACGTTGTACTGTCAGCCGATACTGTAGTTGCTGTATTAGCTATAAATGTATAATCAGCAATGTTAACTAATTTAAAATTTTGTTTAGGATTAGTTGAAGTTAAATAACTTGAACCACTTGCAATCGTAACAGTTTTGCTATTACCATTTAAGTCAAATACCTTAATGCCTCCATTATAAATAGCTACAATATATTGATTATCTGCATCTCTTTGTATCTGCCAAAATTTTGTTTTGTTAGAATAAATATTAGAAGAATCTACTGTTGCTACAAAATCTAACGGAGGTCTTTTAGATAAACCATCTACTAAACCATTCTGTAAATTTACTTGGTCTTCTCCTTGATTAATACCTCTTTGTGTAGGTGTCTGTTGGGACATACCATTTAAGAAGTTAGGAATAGATTGTGAAACAACACTTCCCATTATTAATAATTCCTTCGTGTAGGTCTGTGTATTATAGAAAATGTATTACTATCTCCTTCGAGAATATTTACATCACTTTCTTGGCTATCTGCTTGATGGAAAGCCATTAATGCTTCATTTTCATCTTGACCAATTAATTGTGTTATTTCTTTATCGCCAACAAATCTTGAAGCAAATCTTCTTGCCGCTTTTAATATAATATATTGTCTTGCATATTCTGGTAAATCTTCAAATAATTGTACTAAAACTAAATCAACTGAAGCAGGTGCAGAAGCAAATACATCTGTATGTTTTTCCATATCATATAAAAATCCACTTCTTATAGTGTAGTTTAAATGTCTATATTGAGAGTTTGCGTCTGCTTTAACGCAGTTTGAAGGAAGAGGTACTTTATTATTACTGTCTAAAGATAGTGAGGAAAAGTTTGTATGAGTGTTGAAATTCCACCCTTGTGATTGGATAGACATAGATGTTTCATTAAGAATATTTTTTGCTGTACTTACGTCAACTGTAGTAGTTCCAGTAATACTGTTTACTGGTGCTTCTCCGATTGTAGAGAGCATTATATTTACAGCCTGTAATTCGCTTGTGGGTGTGATTTGTGTTGCCATCTGTCCTTTAAGTTAAAATTTTGTGTGAGAACACTGGGCGGATTGTCAGTGTTAATCTCCGCCCAGTATAAAAAGAAGTATTACGCTTCTTTAATTCCGACTGCCGCTTCTGGTCTTAATACACCATGACCCATGCTGTATTTAGCAACCATTAACGTACCTTGTCTTCTGATGTCGTACTCTTTTTCGACAGCTAAATCCATTAGCTTAACAGTTCCAACCGCACTTGGGTGTGAAACTAAAGCAACGAAGTTAGTTAAGTTAACAGCTTGTGGGAATGAACCACCATTAGTAGCTGAACCTCTGTCTGTACCAGAGTTTACATTAGAAGCTACAAAGTGAGGAACTGGTACTAATTCAATTCCTGCAATTTTTGTAACTCTACCTGATGCAACACCACCATTAGCACCACCACTGAAGTCAACATTGACTGCATTAGTAGCATTCGCTAATTTGTAGTATTCTTCCAATCTCATAAAGCATTTTCTGCCTTCTGATGGAACATAGTTTGCATCAAGCTCTTTAGCCGCCGCAAAGATAGCATCTATCATTGCATTAGCCGCAGTTGCATCTGTAGCAGAAGCAATGCCTGTGTTAGTTATGTTAGTTGTAGCGTCTCCACCAGTTACGTTTGCACTAGCTAGAGATGCTTGACCAATAGTTTGTAAGATATGCTTATCTTTTTGGAAAGATAATGCTCTACCCATTTCAGTAGAGTACGCACTTCTTACGTCCCAATGGTTTTTTGCTTCTTCGATATTCGATACGAATACTGAAGATATTAAAAGGTCATTAATTGTAATAACCTTTTCGTTTGAGTTAACCGCAGAACCTAATATTTCAGCACCAACTGCGTGATATTCCGCACCAATTCTTCCCATTACTGGAAAAGATGCAGATTTGCCGTTACTGATACTTCTTACCATATCAGCACCTTGTGTTTTTGAAGCTCTTTCAAATGAAGTAATTACTTCACCTGCGAATACTTTTAAAAACAGGGCATCATCACGAGTTCCACCACTATTAGCATTTCCGAATTTAACTGGACTTGCGTTTGACATGTGATTGTCTCCTTTTTGATGTTAGTTTATAAAAGCCTCTTCAATAAAGTTATTTAGTCAAGATTGTCCTCCGCAGAGGGTCAAGTTATTTGGCTAAATTAAAGTTGGCAGTTGCCACGCATAAGCGTTGCACAACTATTTTTTATGTTTTTTTCTTTTTAGGAAATCCTGCTTTCATATTTTTATATGCTTTAGCAGTTATTGTACTTTTACTTTTTGGTCTTGATGTGCCAGATTTTTTTCTAGCATTTATGTTTTTATAAAGGCTCATATTATAACTCCGATTTACTTAGTTTTTCTTGAACCATTGCTTGATACGCAGGGTCTTTTTGATATCTGTCGTCACCCATAGCGGCGGTAACTTCAGCCCAAGACTTGTAACCATCTTGTCCTGTAATAGTTCCTTTACCTTCTACAAGATTAGGTTCATTACCATTAGCTTTTTCAAATTTTGCTTTTAATCCTACAACTGCTAACTTTGCAGTTTCTATATCTTTAGAATTTACTGCCGAATTGTATGCTGTCTTTTCTTGTTCAGACATATTATCTGCCGCCCAGTTAGACATTTCATTATAAGCATCAGCACCACCTACCATATCTTTAATAGATGTTGCTTGTTGGTCAGCTATTGCTTTTTGACCTTCGATAAACTGGTTTACATAATCTTTAGGTATACCTGCTTTTTCTAATGCTTCGTATGATTTAGCATCTAGCTCACCTTTTTCGTTATACTCAGTTGCAAGACTATCCATATTTAGTCCTGCACTTTCAACTGCTTTCTCGGCAATATCTAAATCACTTTTAGTTTGTTCTTTAGGAGCATCTTCTTGAGGTGCTTCTTCTTTGTTGTCACCAAGTTTCTTTTCTAACTCTGCATACGACTTTGCTAAATCTTCAACACTGTTGAATTTTTCAGGTAAGCCTTCAGGTTTACTTTGTGTAACATTCTCTTCTACTGGCTTTTCGCTAGTAGTTTCTTCTTGTTTTATCTCTACTGTTTCTACCATTTGTGTTTCCTTATTGTGGTTTAGTTAGATTGTTTGCGACTTGTGGGATAGCTTTCTCTGCCATCTGAACCATTTGTTGTTGTTCCATTTGCTCTGCTTCTGCCGCTTGTTCTTCTGCTAGTTGCTCTTGTGATTTTAATAAACCATCTGTATCAATCCCTAAACCAATAGCGATACGTTTGATTAAATCATCAGGGTTTAACGCCTGAACAACTTGCGGATTTATCTGTGCAAGATTTCCTATCTCTGCAACAAATTCTCTTAATTTTTGTAAATCATTTCCTCTACCTAATGCTTCAATACCAGTAATAATAGTTGGTTGAACTGTACCTTTAGGTAGTTTTGGTATTTCATTTGCTTGTTCCATTCTTTTCATCAGTATAGAAACTAATGGTAGTTGGAACTCTTGTGATAGTAATGAATAAATACCACCCATAGCAGTCTCTAATTGTTCTGCCATGTATCTAATTTCTTGTGCAGTAACTCTTTCTGCATCTCTTTGTATTGCTGTGTGTAGTAAGAATGCGTAAGACATTCTTTCTTCTAGTTTAGCAATACTTCTTTCTACTACTTGTAAATCATATTGTTTCTGTGCTTGTAGTACAGACACATCATCAGCAGTACCAGTAATGATGTCACCATTCCTAGTTAAAGCTAAATCTTTTTTTCTAGTAACAGAGTTAGGTCTAACCATAAATACTATTTTAGATGATGCCGCCGCACTTTCTACAAGTGCTTGTGATAATCCTTCTAATGATTTTAAATCACCTAAAAATTCTTC